GTTCTGGTTATGTTGTAGTAGTTTTTGGATAAGGAGAAAAAATGGCACATTTTGCAAAAATTAACGAAAATAATATCGTTGAACAGGTTATTGTTGTGGATAATGCCTACGCTCCTGACGAGGCTACGGGGCAAGCCTTTATCGCCTCTATCGGATTAGAAGGCACTTGGTTGCAAACTTCATACAACACTGTGAATGGAGTGCACTATATTAAAAACATGGATGGGATGATCCCATCTGGGAAAAAACAATTTCGTGGAAACTGCGCTGGTCAAGGATTTCAATATGATGAAAAACTTGATGCTTTTATAGAGCCTCAACCAAACCCAACTTATGTGCTAAACACAACAACTTTCCGATGGGAAGCACCTGAAACTTCTAGCAAGTAAGGTACGGGTATGGCTACCTATTACCGCTACCTTCTCGCTGATGTTCTGACTAATCAGATCCTCGCTGAGTTGCCTTTAACAAATGTTAATTTTACTCAACAACTTAATGCGGCTGGTACTTTTACAGGTGACCTCCTTTTATCCGGAGTCAATAGCGCAGGGCTAAATGTTCTCGCTTCTACGATTCCGGGTCGTTGCGCTATCTATGTAGATCGTTCCGGTGTTCTCGTATGGGGCGGAATTATATGGGGCAGAGAATATGATTCATCAAATCAACACCTAAAGATTACGGCTAGAGAGTTCGAGTCCTATTTCGAGCGCCGTCGCATTACCACAACTCAGGCTTACTCAAATGTCGATCAACTTACTATTGCCCAACAGTTGATTCAAGCCGCACAATCAGTCCCGTATGGAAATATTGGCGTGATCATTCCGTCAAATACTTCGGGCGTAACTGTGTCGCAGGTTTATTATTCTTATGAATTGAAGTCATATTTTAATGCGCTCTCGGATCTTGCTAAGAATAACAACGGATTCGACTTCAACATCAAAGTTGCTTACGATGGCGATGGAAACCCCACGAAAACCCTTCAACTAGGTTATCCACGACTAGGCAACACTTATTCTGCTACCTCAGCAAGCGTTCCAACTTTCATCCTCCCTGCCGGAAATATGGTGCAATACAACTACAAGGAAGATGGATCGAAGGCCGTTAATACTGTGTACGCAACAGGTGCCGGATCTAACGAAGGCAAGTTAATCGCTACCGGAACTGATGCAACAAAGACCGGCTCAGGCTGGCCACTCCTTGAAGATTCAACTAACTATTCCAACATCACGGATTCGACCTTGCTTACTGGATTGGCAAATGGTCAAGTATTAGCCGCCTCTTATCCTCCACAGACATTACAAATCGTTGCACCGCCTTATGCTGATCCTGTATTCGGAACTTACAATCTCGGAGATCAGGCTCGCGTAGTTATTACAGATCCGTTCTATCCATCTGAGTTCGATGGTAACTTCCGAATCATTGGGCTTAATGTATCGCCGGGCGAAAATGGACCGGAGCGCGTAACCTTAACTCTCACAACAACTTCGAACTGAGGTAACAAATGCCGTATGTAAATCAGCCACCTGCGTTGCGTGATCTTTTTCAAGGACTTGATGCTCGTTTAAACAAACTTGAAACCGCTGGTCGTTTTACCGTTCCCGTTGTCGCTACTGATCCAACTAATACTCGCAAGGGTGATATGTGGCTCAACTCTACAACTAACACTCTGAAAATTGTCGATGCGAACGGTACAATTAGAACGATCACACTCGTCTAAACAATAACCCGAAAGGGCGCAACAATGATATTTTGGAATAACGCAAACACGGTTTCAAACGCTATTTGGGCGGTTTTGGAAAGCGTGGTAATTATAGGAGCGCCAATTTTCTGGATTAACAAAAAGTTCAACAAGATGGATAAGCGTTTAGACAAAATCGAATATCAGATGTACGAAAACGGTGGGGGATCTATTAAGGATCAACTAAACCGTCAAGATGTGGCACTTCACGAATTACAAGTTAATCAAGCCGTAATCAAAACCAAACTCGATATTTAATGGATGCCCACGATCAAGCGATTACGAACAATTATGTTGTTCACTATCCTCCGCACGAAGCGCGAGAAACGGATCCCCACTATCGGGATTTTAATGCGTACCGCAACGCCACAAAGGATTCGGCTAAATGCTCAATCGGAGAGCACCGAGCCGACTTCTCTGAGTGCGCCGGAGGCTTAGAGTTACACCACGCCCATGTTGAGTTCAGCCTACAAAATGGAGTCGATCTTAAATGGCTCGAGATTGACTATCCGGGGATCAGCAACCCCGATGAGGTAGGAAAGTGGGTAGAATCAGGAGCGAATCTTTTATGGCTCTGCGAAAAGCATCATAGGGGAGTCGGCGGAATCCACCACGCTTCGGCTAGTGATTTCGAAGCAGAAAAATATGTTCGCAACCTAATTGGAAAGAAGGACAAAAATGGCAAAGTTGAAGATAACGGCTAAAGAAAAGGCACTCCTCGAGCATTACGCATACGGAATCGTTGCCGCTGGATACGCTTCGTATCAGATCAACCCTCACGATGCAGTTAAGAAGATCGCTATCGAGGCGTTCGTTGGTGGATTGCTTGCTCCAATCTTGGCGCGTGTTAATCCTAAGTCGCTCGTTAATACGATCGTGGCTGATACTGGCGCACCCGCTCCGGTCGTGACTGCGGTAGTCGATGTGGCTCTAGCAGATGCAAACAAGGTCGTAAAGGCCGAATCAACCAAGTAGTAAAATTGGATAGCCTCGATCTTTAGGGGTCGAGGCTATTTTTATTTAGGGGGAGAGATGAATCGTAAGGCTGACTTTTTACATATTGCCTTTATCTTGTCCACCTTTCTGATTCTCTTTAAGGTCGTTCATCGTGTCTAATGCGCTCGATATTGTTACGACTGCACAAAAACAGGTCGGATTTTACGGTGGCACTACTGATGCCAACCCGTATGGCGATTGGTATGGAGTTCCAAACGAGCCGTGGTGCGCTATGTTCGTATCGTGGGTATTCGCGCAAAATGATCTCTCCCATCTCGTAGCCGCTCAAACTCCTAAAGGGTTCTCCTATTGCCCTGCCGGTCTTTCGTGGTTTCAGCAACGCAAGGGCGTAGTCAATAAATATGAAGGCAAGCCGGGTGATCTAGTTTTCTTCTCGTGGGCTGGTAATGGAATCGCCGACCATGTTGAGATCGTTGTAAATGCCTCCCGAGATGGAATCACTACCGTTGGCGGAAATACTGGACCGGAGCACATGACGGATGTATCTCAATACAACGGGCATGGGGTTTATCTTCGGCATCGCTCTTATCTCTATGTGCTAGCGATAGTGCGCCCTGAGTATGAAACCCCACTCAAGCCGACTACCTCTTTAGGGACTAACAAACCCCTAGCCATCGGAACTGCCGCGACAACGGCTCTAGGGGCTGGCGGAGTGGCTATCCATCAAAGTAGTACCACTGCGGTATCAAAACCCCTCACAACCGCCTCTGCACCTGCGTGGAAAGCATCGGATCTCGTAGTAGGAAAGAAAACCGCCGCCGAACTGATAGTCGAGAAGGCTCTGTTCAATGCTGGTCTGATTCCTGCCGTGGCTCAGAACTCGACCTTCACTGCCGCTGATCTTGCCGCTGTTAAGTTGTATCAGAAGAAAGTCGGACTCCCTGTTACTGGGATACTGGATCAGGTGACTTATGCCTTACTCGTAAAGGGGATCCAATGATTCGTGTACCGATAACCAACCCGAAGGCGATCGCTCTCGGGAGTGCTGGATTTATGGCGGCGTGGGCAAATAGTGGGTATGCGATGGACTCTCATCACTTGATCGTTGCCGCAGGTGCCGCCCTTGCTGGTAGTTCTGTGCCACACAATCCCCCATCAAGTCCGGATGTGTTGCCGGAATCTCACATCATTACGCCTTATGTGAACAATGTTCAGGGGTAATGCTTGAATATGTGTTTATCCACATATTCCGGTACGATAGAATTAACACCCTCAGTTCATTTCGATGGCTGACCGCGAGAACCCTGTCGTACTGGCTTCGATAGCCTGTGCTAATTAGCGACAGGGTTTTCTGCTAGGCTGAACTTAATGTCAAATGGCATAAAAACTGAATACGGATTCACACCGGAAAAAACCCTAGAGTGCCGGTAGCACTTTATTGACCATGAGTGCAAGACTGAGCCGCCTCGAGTGACCCTAAAAATCACTTGCCGCGGCTCTTTTCTTTTTAGCGTTTCTACTCGCTTCTCAAGATTTTTCTCGGTACGCTTCTCTCATAAGGGGGCAACTATGGCGCTAGCCGATTCTATTGAACGACACACAACTAAATCTGAAAGCAAATGCACTCTCGCAATTATTCTCGAGATGCTGGACGAAGTAGATCGCAAAGAACTCCTCGATCATATTAAAAAAGGCACTCCGTCTATGACTCTCGTAGCCGCTCTTAGATCTGAGGGCTATCACATCGCTGAAGTTACTTTCAACAATCATAGAAATGGACGATGCAAATGCCCCGTAGTCGAGTAGATGAAATCCTCGAAGAACGCTTAGATGAGTACGGCGACGCGTTTATTGAGTTCACTGCTATTGGTCGCGTATGGGCTGGATTCCTTAAACTCGAAGACGATATTCCTGCGTATCAAGTTGCGCTAATGATGGATGCGCTTAAATCCGTTCGCCTTTTTCATAACCCTTACAAAGATGATTCGTGGCTCGATAAAGAGGGTTACACAAAACACGGTAAAGACATAATGGGGATCGAATGACACTCAGCGACCGACTAAATAAAATCCCCGAGCCGGAATCGCAAGATGTTAATGAACTTCGCAAGGCATTACTGCGCTCGCAAAAAACTATTGCCGACCTCAAGAGAAACAAAGAGGACTTTACGCAAGCCGTAGTTAATGCCGCGCACGATGCGATGCTAGCCGCTGGACCAATGCCAGTCGTACCTGCTCCGAAGAAAGATTCACGGAGTAAGCGTGGAGAGGTTGCACTATTGCACTCTACGGATTGGCAGTTAGGCAAGCACACCCTTACTTACAACACCAAAGAGTGTGAACGCTTAGTCAAGCAATCTGTTGAGAAAACAATTCGAATCGCTAATATCCAAAGAGCAGATCACCCTGTAAAAGAGATCGTGTTAATGCTCGGCGGAGATATTGTAGAAAATACAACAATCTTTCCGGCTCAAGTTTACGAAGTCGATTCAGATG